TCTTCATCTTCTTCATCAGTATTCGTATAATAAGGAAGCATTATTCTGTCTGCTTTATAAATCACAAGGCATGGTTCATTCATTCTCGCTTTTTCAAGAGCAACTCCCCAGACGCTTAAATACGCTACTGCACCAGAATCATATACAAGTTCGCCTGCCTCAACGTCATAAGCAGCTGTTATATAGCAGGTATCAAACCATTCGCCACGCAGTTTAATGATATTCGTGTCAAAGAATATATCTTTTTTATCCATTTGATATTCTCCTTAGTTCATTCGGAATCAACGGATTGACATCATTGTCGTCATTTAATTTTGCAGGCTTTGCTATTTTACTTTCTTTACGGACATCCTTCACAGGATTAGTTTCAGTTGCGCCTAACAGTTCCTTGATTGTGTTAAGATCTTTAACGACATCCTGAACCTGCGCCCTTACAAACTCATCCACTTTAGACGGATCATCTATTTTATCCAATTGTCCGAGAATCCGGTCTTTTGCACGCTGCTCTATAAACTCACGCATCTTTGCGTTTTCAATAGATTTAAGTTCAGTCTGAAGAGTATTAACAGAAGACACCTCAACAATTTTGCTTCTGTAATTTTTCACCTGCTCAAGCAGACCATCAAGCTCATTGTTTTTTTCCTCCTCAACCCTGCGAAGTTTTTCCTCAAGACGTCTTGCATGTTCATGCTTTGTCTGCAACAGTCTCTTCACTTCAGAGTCAACTGACGGAATACTAAGTATTTCTTCAACAGACAGTATGTCAGTTACACTTACATTGTTGTCTTTCATCCATTTCCTGATTTCATCAAGATTCATTTTGTCGTCCCTTCGGCTTTCATCGCCTTTTGTGGTGGATTCAACACCAGTTGAGGTAAAGTATTCAAACGCAGCTACGAGTTTAGCATGAGGAAAACCCGGACTGTCAATATTACTGTTACTTAACGCAATAGCATTAACACTGGATACATTATACACCTCGTCACCTTTAATTTCAATTTCAGCTTCCATGCTTGCAATGTCAAGATCCATTTCTTTCCATTCGGGATAAATAAGGATGGCTGCCACTGTATACGACATGTTTTTGTCATTGATGAACCTGCGTCCAACCACCTCGCCTATCTGGTTGCGGGCTTGTCCTTTACTATGCTGGAAGTATGCAGGGATGCCTATGCCTATAGCATCTGCAACACGCTTTACTGTTTGTTTCATATACAGAAGAATACGTTTGCCCATAGTGCTCATCCCTTCAGCAACACCTTCGTGTGCTATCACGAATGTTCTGATATCAGGGGTCCCGTATTTTTCTTTTAATTTATTCATCCTCGACTCACCGACTATATCAAGTATGTCATTTTTACTGAAGCTGTCGGTTGTATAAAACATTTCGATAGTGCTTTTAATAATGTTTTCCATAAGCGGTACACCTTATTTTAGTGTGTCTTTGTCCCCCTTCTTCTTGCCTATATTCTTTACTGCACCTGAATTTTCTTCTGCACTTAACATGCTTGTCTTCCGTTCAACCTGCACTTGTTCACGGTCGCCTATTTCAAGTATCTCGCGGTCAACATCTGTCACCTCATTAATTTTACTCAACAGGGTACGTAAACTCAATGCACCAGCCAAATACAGATTAAGCAATCTGTCTGTCTGTTCAGTACGCTGCTCCAGAATAACGCTCGGACTCGGTATCGTGATCTGTATATTTTCAGCGTTCAGTTTTGTGCCAAGCGATTCGTTATACTTGCTGAATATAGTATTAAACAGATTCTCAAACAATGTCTCAAAGCGTTTTCTGTCGATAGCCACATTAATGTCAAGTGCTTCCATCATAGCATAAGCAGTAGCACGGTTCACCATATCACTGCTTAACCCCAGAAAATAAATAGGAACGCCTGTAGCACCGCTTATACGCTGGATAGCAGAGTTTATTTCATTCAGCAAAACCTCTGTGCCGCCCGTATCAACACCTACAACACTGTATTCAGCAGTGCTTACAACCATTGTGCCGATAGACCATTTCTGTTCCATCAACTGACTGTTCAGTGATTTGGCTTCATTAGCCGTTTCAGTTTTGAATACAGGAGTCGGATGCGCAAACAAATGGTTCACCTCACGCAAGTCACGTTTAGCCGCACTTACAGTTTCAATGTCTTCCAATGCGCCTGCCACCCTTGATACACCCTCATTAGGATCATAATACCTTGTTGCGCCAAACATAGCAAATACAAAATCATCAGCATCAATGGTTGTCGTCTCTCCTGAGACATTTGTATAAGATACGGATTTAATTACTGAGTCATTCGATTCGTCCATGTTAATCCTGTACTTATACTTTGAATATGGCAAATGCCTTATTGTATAGACAGGCTCACCATCCTCTGCTTCGGAATTGGACCCGGACGGAATTGATGAATCAATGTACAGCAACAGCCGTCCCTCTATTTCAGCTTCAACTGCAAGGTTATACAGGAACCCCTTATCAAGATTATTCCATTTAATAACTTTTCTGGCTAGCTCTATTTCCTGAGTGCCGTCCACACCCTCAATTGCTCTAAGGCTTATGCCTCCACCTATCAAAAAACTGGATCTGCTGTCAACAACATTCTGTACAAGATAACTTCCGGCAGGGTCTTTCCCTGTGTATTTATTTGCTACATTACGGATTGTTGAATGTACACTTCCTCCTCCTGTATATGGAGCCCATCCGCTTGGACGTGATGCATCAATAAAAAAACGTGTGTTAATCTTTTCTTTGTCCATGACAGTTATATCCCTTACCGAAAAAAGGTTTTACGTGGTCTGAAATTCCATTTGGCAACACTTAAAAAACCACGCTTGTCAAAATCCCTGAATACTCTAAACGCAACTCCACGCATAGCGTCAATTGCGTGGTCCATGAATCTGACCGGTTCATCAAGTAATACTCCATCTTTACCCCTCTTCCATCTGTATTCCTGAAGTTCCTTGATAAGATTTGTGCTTCCGTCACGCACAAATATTCTGCCGGATTTCAGTATATCAATCCCCTGTATAATACTGTTCACGCCTTTTTCCTGACCTGTACACCAGAACCCGGAATTCGTTATTTCATTGATCCGGTCCGGATTCGCACTGTCCGCTATAATCTCGTATTTGTCGTCACGTACAAGAAACTTCAGTTTGGCTATCAGATCAGCATTAGTAACCATGGTCTCGTACATAAGTTCCTCAACGTAATAGTCCCGGTCGTCTATGATACCTACACGGACTAAAGCAGTTGGCGCATTAAATCCAAAGTCCAATCCAAAGTATATGTTATCAAATCTGCTCTGCTTGGGATAGTCCTTGTCACTTACTATACGCCAATTAGTAAATATCAGGTCATCTCCTGCTACAGCCCATTCACCTTTACGGTAAATAGCATGCAGCGTAGGATTATTCTCTACCAACTGATCGAGTTTAGCTCTGTATTGCGGGTCAATAAACGGATTGTTGTCAATCGTACTGATGAATACCTTAGACTGCGGATCACGATATTCTACAAATCTGCGTCTTATGCTGCTGTTAGCCCCTCCTACAGGATTCAACGTAAAGATTATCTGATTATAATTCTTTGGCGCTCTCAATCTCAAACTCAACTGTTCAATGTCCTCAACAGTCAATTCACTTGCCTCTTCGCACCAAATAAATTCAATGTCCGTGATAGACTTAATCTTCTCAGGGTCGTCCATGCCGGCAAGTAACAACAGACTCCCGTTGTGAAATTGAATGAATCCGGTACTCTTGATCTGACGTGATTCCTTCGTGAGACCCATGTCATTTAATACAGCCACTATCTGATCAGAGCAGCTCTGTTTTCCTGTGCGTGCAACTTTACGGATCATAAGTCCTCGAACACCGGGTTCGGTAAGACATCTGTATATACATTTCTGCGCAGCAAAATAACTCTTTCCTGCGCCTGCGCCTCCTACAAGCACAAGAAACCGTGTCTCATCAAACATCAGCCGTCTGTAATCGGGAATCACCCAACTCGCATAATTACGAAGATCAAGATTATAATTAACTTTACTCATTTCGTATTGTTTTTTCCAGTATTCGCTTCTCTGCAATTTCACAGTATTCTTTGGATATTTCACTACCTATCCAGTTCCTGTTATTTAGAATTGCCATTTTTGCAGTTGTTCCGCTTCCCATGAATGGGTCATAAACTATATCACCTTCATTGCTCCAGCTTATTATGTGGTCGTTTGCTAATTGTTCGGGGAATATTGCTGGATGCTTAAACGCAACTTTATCTTTTGAGCTTACCATATATCCTGAAGGATATACCCAAACATTTCCTCTTGTTTTTTCAATATTACAGCCCGAATTCTTTAACCTACTCAACATTCTGTTGTCCGAATCCGCCCTCACTGTGGAACCATCTTTATTTCTAAAAGATTTTGATTCAAAATTGATTTGTTTTTTTAGAATCTTTTTGATTTCTTTTTGAGATTTTAATTCTTTTATAGGATTGAATGTCTTTGGGATTCCCTTGCTAAAAACGAACATAAATTCAAATTGCTGGTTATACCTTACGTTAGAAGGAAAAGGGCAATTTGGTTTGGCATAAATCATAGTTTCTACACAAAAACCAACTTCTTTGAAGTATAATGCTTGTAAAAACGGTAACAATTCTTCGCTTCCATCTTTTGTTTTATCACCAACTACCCAAACAACAACACCGCCCATCTTTGTTACCCTATATAATTCTTTGGCGATAGGTTTATAACTAAATTCATAACCTTTATATGTCCGAATGTCCGAATAAGGTGGGCTTGTAACTGTTAAATCGACAAAACCATCGGGCATCCTCGCCATTGTGTCGAGGCAATTTTCATTATAAATTTTATTTACTTCCATAA